GCGATCCGCGGCGGCGACGAAGCCCAGGCCAGCGAATTCGCCGATCGCCTCTATGCCGTCGGCGACGCCATGCCAGACGATGACGAAGACGAAGAGTTGACCGGCCATGCCCGGTTGACAAAATTGCTCGCGGCTGCACCCGGTCAAGTGCCGCTTTGGGGTCAGAGCGGCACGTTTCTGATCACGGTCAAGAAATGCCGAGTCGTGGTTCACGCCGACGGCGACTTCCATTTCGAATTGACGGCGTTTGATTGGGATCGGCCGTTTCTGAGCGAAAGCGGCTATCTTTCGATCTATTGCGACGCTGACGACGCGCGCGGGCGCACGGTCAAGCAATGCGTCACGAAGCTGGCGCAAGAGCGTTCCAAGAAACCGGTCAAAATGGTCAGAACGCGTTGGGATCACGACACTCGCACGCGACAAGAAATCCCCGTCGGCCCTGACCCAGACGATGTCGATTGGCAGCCCGGCGGCTGGCTCTACGAATTGAAACAAAAGGGGTAAATGCAAACACGGGGCCGGGTCGCAACTCGGCCCCAATCCTTTGGGGGGACATTTGATGAGCGAGTCGAAGCCGTACCCGCTGGTGGTCAAGCGGGTGTTTTTTGAACAATTCGCCCGTGGGGAAAAGACGATCGAATATCGCCGCCATCGCCGGCCGTTCACGGCGAACACATATTGGCCAGGCCGGTCGATCGTGATCCGCTACAGCTACAACGCGGCGCAGAGCCCGGAACTCGCCGCCCGAGTCGTGCGCTTCGAAGTCGGTCGCCTCGACGAAATCGGCGACGTCGCCGCGGCGCTCAAGACGATCTACCGCGATCTCGCCGACGCCGACGAAATCGCCATGATCCATTTGCAGGTTTCAACCTAGTGATCCGGCGCGGCCGATCAAAGCCGCGATCCATTCATCGTCGTCGTCGATGATATTCGGGACCGAGCAATGGGCCGTCGCGCTCTGGCCGCCGTGCTGATGGCGTCCCAGACGGCGGGGTGTAGACAAAGCTGGCGGAGATCCGTCGTTCGGACAATCGTTGCTGGGTTCGCTTGAGCGACGGGTCTGCATAGACGCCTCCTCCCGATTGCAGCCCGTGGCGCATGAGGTGCCAGCGCGGCGATCTTGCCTTCTGCGCGATGATCGCGGGGTGCGATGTCACCGAATGAAATCGCCACCCGTGTTGCCATAGATGATAGCCGAGCCATTCGGCCAGAATGCCGGCGAACCCCAACCCCTGATAATCGGGCAAGACCACGGTGCGATGTTCGCGCCAAATGTCGTGCACCGTCGAATGCACTTGTCGCACGGCGGAAGTAAAGGCGACGCATTGATCGTTGGCAAAGCCGCCGATGCAGATCGCCCCGTTGTGCAATACCGAAGTCAAATAATGATATTTGCTAAAGCGGTGCCAGACGCCGTGATCGACACTGCGGATTTCAACGGCGATTTCGGGTCGTCGCTGAAGAGACCTCCATTCGAAGGCGCCGAGATGGGGTTCGAAGACCCAATCTGGTTGCAGCCATTCGACGATATCGTAATGACAGCTGACGGCGATGAATTGGCGCTTATTGCGCCGCACCGTCTTTTGCACGCAATGAGCCGCGACTTTGGCGACCTGGCGATCGACGACAGAGGTGAATTCGTCGATGACGGCGAGGTCGGGACACTCGGCAAGCGCCCGGGCGACCGTGGCGCGAAATTGTTCGCCGTTCGATAACACGTGAAACGGGCGCAACCAATTCGGCACGCTGCCAAAGCCCACGGCGCTGAGCAGCGCGGTAATCGTCTTGATGCTCATCGCGGCCGGAAAGCCGTCGAGGATGCTGCGATCTTCAGGCCAATCGAAGCCGGCGATCACGGCGGGCCCAAAAAGTTCGCGCGCCACGGTCGACTTGCCGCAGCCGGACGGCCCGACGATCAGACCGATACTCCACGGGCGTTCCTCGATCGGCAATTTTGCATTGATTTCAACGCGGCTCTTTTCTTCGAGCGACACGTCGAACATGCCGGTCATCTGCACGACGCGCGGTGTGCTGACGACGGGGGATTCGCGCACGATGTCGATGTTCACCCGATTGATCCTCTGACGGTCCGGCCTTCCGCCTGCATTCGTTCGATCAAGGCGACCTGGTCGGCTTCGTCGGCGCATTCGACGACGACAACCCAGGACTCCGGCACGGTCTGACTATCGGCGTCGCCGCCCTCGCCGAGCCCGTCGAGCAGCCGTGACAATTCTCGTTCACTGAAGCCGATCAGCGACAAATCGAATTCCGTCGTGTCGAGCCGTTCGAGCTCCAGCGCCAACATCGCCTCGTCCCAGGTCGCGTTCAGCGTCAACTTGTTGTCGGCGAGGACATAGGCGCGGCGTTGCGCGTCGGTCAAATGAGCGTGCTCGATGCACGGGACCCGCGGCATCGCCAAGCGTTGCGCTGCCAGCCAACGCGCGTGTCCGGCGATGATGCCGTTGCTGCCGTCGATCAACAGCGGCGTCATCCAACCGAATTCTTCGATCGAGGCAGCGATTTGGTCGATCTGCTCGTCGCTGTGCTGGCGAGCGTTGTGTTCGTACGGGATCAGGTCAGCGGTCCGCCGACTGACGATCTTCACGGCAGGCCTTCGAGCACCAGGCCGACGTAATTGACCAGACGCGTCCCCCGGCCCGGCGGTCGCGCCTGCCAATGATAGAGGATGCTGCAATTGAGCCGTCGCGCGGTCGCCGTAACAACGCGATCGAGAAGCTGATGATAGCCCTTGTCCCGCGCCATGCCGGTGGCCTTCGCCTTGCCTTGCACGCCGATCAATTGCGCCAACGCGGCCGAAAAATGGCCGTATTGAATGTCGACTCGCGAACCCTCGGTGAAGATGACGCCGATCTGTTCGCCCGCCGTCACCAGGCGCCGCGCGCACAGGATCAGCACGTGTTCCCACGGGCTGCCGTGACTGTCGAAATCAAAGACGTTGAACGGGGCGAGGTCGATCGCCCGCATGACATTGCGGCTGTCGCCGACGTAGAGTTCCCGCCCGTCGCGATACCATTTCAAATCGCAACCGACGTAGCGTTGAGCCTTCGACCAGACACGGGAATAGAGCTGACCCTCGCCGGCGAAGGCATCGAAGACGCGCGCCTTGTCGGCGCCGATCGCGTTCAAGACGTTGCTGCGGATTTCGACTTTGGCCGCCAGCGCAGCCGGGTTGTTGGCGACCCTTTGGCGCAAACCGCCCGCTGGACCGAGCCGTCGGCCGAACCGACGGTTGACGTTGAGACCCCACTTTTCAGTTCTTAAGGGTGCCGAGCTCGATTTCGACATCGGGAAACTCCGCCATGAAATGCTGGATCCGCTGCAACGCCGCCGATTGCGTCGTCATCGGTCCTTGCACCGTGATCCAAAAGCGATCGGCGACAGCGCCCGTGTTGATCTGCTTGACTTCGGGCGGCTTGCTGACTTTTTCGAGCAAGGCCTCGACATCCTCGGCCGTGAACCCGAGCGCTGAATAGGCGTCCTCGGTCACGTCCTCGAGCAAGGCCAGCGTGCGGTCGCGGTGGAAATGGGACAATTCGCCGAGCCGATTGTCGGCGAGCAGATATTCGTCGGCGGTCTTCTGGTCGACATCCCAAAAGATCACGTCGATCTCGCCGTGCCCTAGGTCGCGCATTGCCTGGTGGATGCCGTGCCCGGCGATCAACATGCGATTTTCCTTTCGCACAAACACCGGCCGCGGCTGCCCAAAGCGATCGATCGAAGCTTTGAGCATTTCGATCTGGTCGGGCGGGTGAACCCGGTTGTTGCGCGGGTTCGGGATGATGCTGTTGATTTTGACCGTGGCGCGACTGGTTGCTTTCATCGGATCATCCCTGCCAATAGCCGACGCGGCGTCGCCGGCGTGATGCCATCGCCGTGGGCACGGGGCGTCGGATGATCCCGCCCAGGGCAACTTTCAACTGCTCGTCTTCGGGTGCTGTCTCCGGTTCGGGCGGATTGGGTTCCGGCGGCGGTTCGAGGCCCAATTGATCTTCGAGGGCGCGCCAGCGGTTTTCGGACCATCGATCGGCGCCGGCGAGCCAGACCGCGGCCCGTGCATAGACCCGGCAATCGAGCGCCTCGTTGCGCGGCCGCAACTGGCGCCATTCGGTGCGCGCGGCAAAGCCACGGCGCGATCGGATGATGACCTGTTGTTCGGCGGTCAGTTGCTTAATCCATTCGTCTGACACGGTATCGGGCAAATGGATGTAGCCGTGGGGATAGGTGAAGCCGGCGCCGAGCTGTTCCGTGGTCGGCTTGGGCAGCCCCAGATGCTTATAGAGTTCCTTCTTGAAAAAGCTGACGGAGACGGTCCACAGGTTCAGCCCGCGCTTAAGCCGCTTGCCCTGGTTCGTCACTTCGATCTTGGTGGGCCCCGACACGGGCACCAGACGATCATAAGCGCCGACGCCGCGCACCGGCAGCACCGTGGCGCGATCCTGGCCGCGCGCCCACTGGTAGACGTTTTGGGTGGTGAACCCGGTGTCGATCGCCAAACGCTGCAGCGCCAGGCGCACGCCGGTTTCGTGTTCCCAGGTGCGGCCCAGTAGTTCGGTCAGGATTTCCCAAATCTCCGGCCGCCCCGGGTCGCCGTTGATGACGATATGCTCGACCAGCCACGACTCGAGGCCGCGCCCCCAGGCCCAAACGTCGATCTCGATACGGTCGATTTGGACGTCGGCGCCTGCCGTCAAGAACAGGCCACGCTCTGGCACCGTGGCGTGCGGCCAGGCCTCGCGGCGCTCGTAGAGGCGTTCCCAATCGGGCACGGCATCGGCCTCCTCCTCCCATTCTTCGCCGAGGACGGTGTTGACGAAGGTCTTGCGAGCGTCGGGATCGTTCGTCGCCTTTTCCCAGTCACGGGCGATTTGCGCCCAACCGAGCCAGCCGATCGGGCTGTAAAGCCCGGAGATGTGATAGCCGTGGGTCAACGGGTCGGAGCTGATCGCCGTCGGCCGCCATTCGCCGGCTTCGAGCATCGCCGTCTTGTGATATTCGGGGAAACTCTTCTCGCACTGAGCACACTGGTAGACGACGGTTTCGGGCCGACCGGGTTGCCAGCGCAGCCGGGCGAATTCGAGAGCTTGCGCAAATCCGCAAAGCGGGCACGGGACGAAATATCTGCGCTGGTCGCTGGCCTCGTATTCGGCGCTGATGCGGGAACTGCCTTTGATCAGCGGCGTCGAAGCCAGCAATTTCTTGGCGCGAAAGCTGAAGGTGCGCGCACGGGCTTCGGCCAGGGCCACGGGATCGCCTTCGCCCTCGATGTCGCCAGGGTAGGCATCGATCTCGTCGAGGAACAGGAAGCGCACAGGCATCGAGCGCAAGCCCACGGCTGAATTCGCGCCGGTGATGACCAACACGCCGCCGAGAAACTCCTTGAGCAGCATGGTATTGCCCGAGTCGCGCGACCGCGCCGGGTGGACCTTGACGCGCAATTGTTCGCTTTCGTCGAGCAGCGGGTCGATGCGCTGGCGTGAATACCGCTTGGCGAGCTCCACGGTCGGCTGCACCAGCATGGTCGGCCCCGGCGCCTGGTCGACAATGTAGCCGATCCAACAATTGCCGAGTTCGCTGGCGCCGACTTGCGCCGCCTTCTTCAACACCACGCGCTGAATTGGCGAAGTCACCCCGAGATCGTTCATCGGCTCTCGCAAATATGGGGTGCGAGCGGTACGGTACGGACCGGGTTCGGCAGCGCTGCGGGAAGTCAAGACGCGGTAACGATCAGACCATTCGGCGACCCCCAATTCGTTGTCGGGTTCGAGGTAGTCAAGAAAGCTTGGGATCGAAGCCATGTCTGAAGCCAAAACCGCATCGGTCGCACAATACGCCAAGATGCACCGGGTCAGCGAGCAGACGATCCGTAACGCCGTGGCTCAAGGCCTCATCATCATGCCGACTTCGGGTCGGATCGACATTGACCAGGCCGACGCCAGTTGGGCAATTCAACGCCGTTCGCGCATGACGACGCAGCAGACTGACCAAGGCCGCCGGTCGGCCGAAGCCAAGATCGTCGTCGGCATCGCCAAATTGCGGCTTGCCAAGGACAAGCTCGAGGGCGTCCGTGAACGCTATATCAACCGTGCCGAATTCGCTGCTCAAGCCAATGCCGAAGTGCAGCAGTTCATCGTCTGGTTGCGGGAAATCCCCGATCGCTGCGCGGCTGAATTCGCCGCGGTGTTGGAAATCAGCCCTACAGTCGCCCACCAGTTGCTCGCTCGCTTTATCGATTTGTGCATTGTCGAGTTGGGCGACCTGGCCGAGGAAGCGGTTCGAACAGCGGAGACGGCATGATGGCGATCGATCCCAGCCCAGAAACGCTGATGAAGATCAACACCGAACTCAACGTGGTGCGGGCCCAACACAACGATTTGACGCTGAAAATCCGGCATCGCGAGCTGGTCGAGATCCACAAGGCCGAGGCGGTGACCTTCGCTCGCGCCCGTCGGGTGCGCGATCAATTGTTGAGCGCACCGGCGCGACACGCCGCGATCCTCGCCGCCGAACTCGGCTTGCCGGCCGTGACGCTGGTGCACGCGCTCGATCACGTGATCCACGCGAGCCTGCGCGAAATCAGCCGGCGGCCCCGCCCAACCCAAGAAAGTTTCAGCGGCACGGACTAGCGAAAAAACGTGCCTCTTGTCCCCGCATCCGGCCCGGACCGCGAAAGATCGTTTTTTGGGCGATGGGGAAAACAATGGAATTGCAATGGAACTCCATTGTTCCGGCATAAAAATGCCTGTATGGGCATTTAAATGCCCCGCGAACAAATCAAGATCGTCGGTAAGTTCGATCCAAAAGCCATTGATATGCGTTTTCACGTGAACCGTGCCCGGTCACCCAACGCGAACAGCGGCCCGGCACTTCGGACTTTCGTGAAGCGCACTGCCTCGGCATAAAACCACAACGCTAACGCATCGGCTTCGTCTTCGGTGACATTGGGAAAGCCGTGGACGGCGCACATCTTTTGCGTCGCGATCTTCTTATTAGCGCGCCCGCCCCACGAGCCGTTGCCGGTGAAATGCCGGCAGATTACGTTGGATTGCTCTTCGCGGCACGGGATCGCATGCTCATAGGCGATCATCTCGACCACGCCGCACATGGAGAACAGCTTGCGCACGACGTTGATATCGATCGGTATTCCCTTGGTCGGTTCGGTCGAAATCACCTGACCGGTTTTCGTGCGGACCTTTTTCGGTGCAAACCGCGGCACATAGGGTGCCTCGAAGACAATGATGCTCGGTTGCCATTCGATGCAACGCGCGCCAAGCCACAAACAAAACGCGCGCAAGGCTTCGCCGATATTGCCTTCACTGTCCTTTGGGCGCGGTTTGCCTGAACGGAAGCGGCCATAGGACGGCCGATCGCCGGGCATGCCATAGGCCCAGCCAGTCGTCGTCGCCACGTCGAGCGCGAACAGGCCGCCGGTCATGCACCCGCTTCCTTGACTTGTTGTTGCTTTTTGAGCCGAGCGAGGCGTTTCGCCGATTGTTCCCGTGCCGCTTTCAATTGCCGCTTCAATTCGACATTCTCTTTTGCAAGTTCGTTGCCTCGATGTCGCCAATAGTCTCCGAAAATTTCCTCGGAAAGCAGCGGCGGGGAAAGCTCTTGATAGTATTTGAAATCGCCACAATAAAGATCAGTCCGACATACATCCCAGCCGGTACGTAACATACAAATGGCCGGCAAATGTTGGTGCTTTTCACGAATATAATTGATCGCGGCCGAGCGTCTCCACCTATCACCTTCATAGGCCGGCGTCCAGTCGTCGGGCTGAGGAACGTTGACGTGCGCGCATTGCAAACAGCCGTGCCTTAACCACGATGTCAGAGAGGCCTTGGCAGGCGCGCGGGCGGCTCGCAGCTCGGCGGCTTGCACTTCGTCTCGCAGGCTTTGCCAGGGCGAACCGGTCACGCGGTCCCCGCCGGCTCTTCCTCGCCGAGGTGCAGACGCGCATCGGCCAGCGCTTCGCCCACATTTTTGCGCGGCCGGCCGCGAGGCCGCGGCTGATGCACCGGTTGCTCGTCAAAGGATCGAGGCTTGCGGCCTCGGCGTGACGCACCCTCGGCCCTGGCGCTACCAGTCTCGGCCTCGGCGCG